TTTTTATAAAGGAGAAATACGATGGCATTTCAATTGTCACCAGGCGTAAATGTTTCAGAAATTGACTTAACAACTATTGTTCCTGCCGTAGGTACCACCGAAGGTGCTTTCGCAGGCGTTTTTAATTGGGGTCCTTTCAATGAGATTATAAGCGTAGGTAACGAACTCGAACTCGTTGACCGTTTCGGTAGACCAGATTCAACAAACTTCGAATCTTGGTTTACTTGCGCTAACTTCTTGTCATATGCAAGAAATCTAAGAGTTGTTCGTGCAGGTAACACACAAAACTCAAAGACTGCAACAGCAGGTTCAGAAACAATTTTGATTAAGAACCGCGATGACTACGAACTTAACTACCTTGATCTTTCTGCCGCAAACACAGTAGGTATGTTTGCTGCTCGTTATCCAGGCGATCTTGGTAACAGCCTTAAAGTTTCTACATATGCCTCATCTAACTCAGCACAGTTTAGCAGTTGGGCATACTACGAAGAATTTACCACTGCCCCTGGCACATCAACATATACCGCCAATCTAAACGGCGCAAACGACGAAATGCACATCATTGTTCTTGACGAAGATGGTAAGTTTTCGGGTGTTGCCAATACAGTTCTTGAAAAATTCTCTTACGTTTCTAAGGCTTTTGATGCCAAAAACGATGACGGTTCTTCAAACTACTATGTAAACGTCATCAACGAGCGTTCAAAGTACATATACATCATGAACCACGCTCTTGGCTCGTCAGCAAATGTTCAAAGCATCACATTTACCACGAGTGCAAACGGATATTCTAATGGTAACATTACATTCTCCGGAGGCATTGGGTCTGGTGCAGCTGGTTATATTAATGTTAACGCAACAAACTTCATTGTTTCAGCTACAATCACAAATAAAGGTTCTGGATATAATGTTACAGATACCGTAACTGGTTCTATCTCATCACTGTATGTTGGTGGTGCAAACTCTGTAGGTACACCGGCTAATACAGCAACCGCAGTACTACAGCTAGAACCTGAAACTGCAAACTGGGGTCTCACCGCAGCAAACACATCTTTCAGTCAAAATACTGCATCATATACTTCATCTCTAGCAGGCGGCGTTTCTGCCACTGTAACAGATGCTAATATTGTTACAGCATATGACAAGTTTGCAAACCCAGATGAAGTTGACATTTCACTCATCATGGCAGGTTCGCACTCTGCTACAGTTGCACAACACATCATTGATAACATTGCTCTAGTTCGTAAAGATTGCGTAGCTTTCATTTCACCAAGAAGAACTGACGTTGTTAATAATGCTGGCGAAGAAGTTGCCGATATCACGGCATTCAGAAACAACATTCTTGCAAGATCATCTTCATATGCTGTACTTGACTCAGGTTGGAAATATCAGTTTGACAAGTATAACAACCTTTATCGTTGGGTACCTCTAAACGGTGACATTGCAGGCCTCTGCGTTCGTACCGACTTCGAGCGTGATCCTTGGTTCTCACCAGCCGGCTTCAACCGTGGTCAGATCAAGAATGTTGTAAAACTTGCTTGGAATCCAACTAAGGCTAATAGAGACGATCTCTATAAGATCGGTATCAACCCTGTTGTTCAGTTCCCAGGCGAAGGTACAGTACTCTTCGGAGATAAAACTCTTCAGTCTAAGCCATCAGCTTTCGATAGAATTAACGTCCGTCGTTTGTTCATCGTTCTCGAAAAGGCTATTGCAAGAGCATCTAAGTACTCACTCTTCGAGTTCAACGATGAGTTCACTCGCGCTCAGTTCGTAGCACTTGTAGAGCCATTCCTTCGTGACGTACAGGGTCGTCGTGGTATCTACGATTACCGTGTTGTTTGCGATGAGACAAACAATACTCCTGAAGTGATTGATAGAAATGAGTTTATTGGTGACATTTATATTAAGCCAGCACGCTCAATTAACTTTATCCAGTTGAACTTCATTGCAGTTAGAACTGGTGTTGCGTTCGATGAAATCGTTGGCAAGTTCTAATAAATAGAGATAGAAGGAGTTTAACAAATGGCTTTTAGAATCCAAGATTTCCGATCACAGATGGTCTTCGATGGCGCAAGACCAAATCTGTTCGAGTGCAGCATGACATTCCCTCTTGTAGCAGTACAGGAGGGAGACCCGCAGCGTAAGTTTACCTTCATGGCTCGCGCTGCACAACTTCCAGGTTCTACTGTAAATCAGATTCCAGTAAACTACTTTGGTCGTGAACTAAAGTTTGCTGGTAACAGAACATTCTCTGAATGGACAGTAACAATTATTAACGACGAAGATTTTGTTATCCGCAAAGCCTTTGAGCGTTGGATGAACGGCCTCAACTCACACGTTGAGAACCTCCGTGATATCACCCTTATCAATGGTTCGGGTGCAGGCGGCGGCTACCAACAAGATGCCTACATCGCTCAGTTTGGTAAAGCAGGTAACTTTATCAAGGGATATCGTTTCGTAGGGTTGTTCCCAATCGATCTCTCACCAATCGAACTTGATTGGGGCGCAAACGACAGCATCGAAGAATATGCTGTTACATTCGCCTATCAGTGGTGGGAATCTGACGATCAGCTACCTACAACTGATATTTCTGGCGCTTAATATATAAAAAGGGGAGAGAATTTTCTCTCCCCTAATCCTTCGGAGAACTTTTTTTATGGTACAACTCTTTGGCTTCGAAATCAGCCGAAAAAAGCAACAGTTTGAAGATGAAGTAAATAAAACATTTGCATTACCGCAGAACGATGACGGTGCGGTAACAATCCAATCTGGTGCCTATTACGGTACATATGTCGATCTAGATGGTGTAGTTCGTAACGAGATTGAGTTGATTACTCGATATCGTGAAATGTCTATGCAACCAGAACTAGAAACGGCTATTGATGAAATTGTAAATGAAGCCATTGTTAATGCTGATGATGGTCAGGCAGTTGAAGTTAAAACTGATGACTTAGAACAACCAGATGCTATTAAAGAAAAGATTAGAGATGAGTTTGAAACCATACTCAAACTTCTCAATTTTGGCAATATGGGCCATGATTTATTCCGCCGTTGGTATATTGACGGTAGATTGTTCTATCATGTTGTAATCGATGAAAAGAGACCTAATCTAGGTATTCAAGAACTTAGATATATTGATCCTCGTCGTATTCGCAAGATCAGAGAAATTCAAAAGACAAAAGACCCTAAAACGGGTATGGAAATTATTAAGAAAACCAGCGAATACTATCTCTATAATGAACGTGGTGTTGTTGGCGCACATTCAAATCTAGGTACAAAGATTGCAGTTGATGCGATTGTAAATGTTAATTCAGGGCTCATGGATGCAAAACGCTCCATGGTTCTTTCATATCTACATAAAGCAATTAAGCCTCTCAACCAGCTAAGAATGGTTGAAGATGCCACAGTTATTTACAGACTTTCTCGCGCACCAGAACGCCGTGTGTTCTATGTTGATGTTGGTAACATGCCAACAATTAAAGCAGAACAGTATCTCAAAGATATTATGACCAAGTACCGTAACAAGTTGGTCTATGATAGCAGCACGGGAGAAATCAAAGATGACCGTAAGCACCTTTCTATGTTGGAAGACTTCTGGCTGCCTCGTCGTGAGGGTAGTAAAGGGACAGAAATATCAACTCTTCCTGGTGGTATGAACCTTGGTGAGCTAGAAGACGTTAAGTACTTTGAAAAGAAATTATATAAAGCTCTCGGTGTTCCAGTTTCAAGACTTGAACAACAACAAGGTTTCTCTCTTGGTCGTTCAACCGAAATCACAAGAGATGAATTGAAATTTACCAAGTTTGTTCAAAGACTACGCAATAAATTTGCCACACTCTTTGATGATCTCATGCGACTACAGTTGGTTCTAAAGAGAGTTTGCACCGAAGAAGAATGGAAAGAATTTAAAGAACAAATAATCTACGACTTTAAGAAAGATAATAACTTCAATGAGCTTAAAGAAGCGGAGTTATTAACAAACCGACTAAATCTTCTTCAAGTTGTAGATCCTTTTGTTGGTCGTTACTATTCAAAAGAATGGGTTCGTAAGAACGTACTACAGCAATCAGATGATGATATCATGGAAATTGATGAGCAGATCGCAGCCGAAGCCGCTGCGGCTGCACCAGTAGAAAGTGCTGCGCCGCCCGCTGAAGGTGCTGCGCCTGCTCCAATTAGTCCTACTCAGGCCGCGGCTTCTGGTGGTGCACCACCAATGCCTGGTGCAACGGATCAAAGTCAACAACCTATGGTACAAGAACAGCAACAAATGCCTTCTAAGTTTGAATTGCAGGCCAACGAATTGGAATTTGCTTAATGTTGAAAAAGTTTAGTCAGTTTATCAATGAAGATTTGAATAGTGCTTTAACAGAACCTTCAAGCACTGCTGCTGCACAAGCACAGCAACTTGGATTGCAATATGTCGGTTTTGGTAGATACGAAGATCCAAATACTCAACAAGTAACACACATTGTACAAAACGACAGATTAGTTCCTTTCAATAGAGCTATTAAGACAAACTCTTTCAAGACACAAAGTCAAGATGACTATGGCAATTTTGTAAAACAAATTTTACCAGACGTACAAAATTTACAGAATGTTTTATACGACACATATCGTCCTGAATACTATGAAGAAAACGAATTAGATGCTGTAGAAGGATTTACAAGCACAGACTTCTTTGATATCAATCAAAAACTATATGCTCTGCCAGCCGGCATCAAAGCACAGAATATACAACCAGAATTTGATGGTGATGAAATACCACAAAAAGTTGCCGCGTTAGACTCTGCTTTGGATAGAGTTAGAGCACCACAAGAGTTTTTAACATATGTTGGTCTAGGTACAGAATATAATATTACCAACTTTGTACCAGGCACAAATTTTATGTTTAAAGGATTTAGATCAACAACCTTGAACCCTAATATTGCATTGAACTATAACAGTAGAGTTAGCAAGACTAGCAATAGAAAGCAGACCATACTGCTACAGATAAAAGTTAAAAAAGGTTCTAAAGGAATGTATGTTGATGACTTCTCCTCTAACCCAGGCGAATCTGAGTTTCTTCTGCAAAGAGGATCTAAGGTTCAGGTTATTGCAGGACCAAACAAGCTGGTAGGTTCAAATGCTTATACTGGCGATAATGGTTTAGAAGTTTTGTATTTCGATTGTGTATTAGTAAAATAAATAGTTATCAAAAGGAGTTCTTAAATGTCCGAAAAATTCATTAAAGAGGCTATCAATAATATTCTAGAAAAAAA